CTTTGGATCATTATCTATGGTATAAATAATATCCAAATGATATTCATAACTGATCCAAGTTCTTCTAGGATTTTTTATATCCATTAATTTAATAGGAACTGAACCAATTAATTCCTCCGCCAATTTATTATTAATTTTAGATATTAATTCATCCTTATTAAAAATAGGCGGTGGTGGCGGTAAATCCACTTTATTTTTTAATATTTTCATAATGTCCGGTCTTATTATGACCATTTTTGCTCCTTTGTTGGTTTATATTTGCCTATATTATTATCATCATCAAATTGATCTCCAATTAATTCAGATAATTCAGCGAACTCACCTATTGGTCTGTTTGGATTATTTTTAACATCTAATTTAAGACCTAATTGAACATGATTAATTCTTTTGTTCAATTGTTTCCATGTATATTTAATCATTATTTTCCTCCTTTTAATTTATATTTAAGTAATTGCTCAAATACAAAAGTTTTAGCATAATTATTTTTGTATTCTTTAAGATCTCTTTTTAATTGAGATAGACCTACTAAATAATTTGCTTTTCTAAATGAAGCATCTTTATGAGCTACACCCTCTTTAGCAAAATCTTCATTAAGTTTATGTTGAGTTTCTAAAACTGATATAGCATTAGAAATATTATAAATGTAATATAATTGAGTTTTTCTATCCTCAAGTACATCTTTTAATAACTTTTTTGGTTGACCATATAACCAATATCCAGCATTTACAGACTCAAATCTTGGATATCTTTTTATATTAGCTTCCACATAATCATCAACATTAACTTGGTAACCTCTTGGTGCTTTTATCATATTTTCCTCTCTTTTGGTGTTGGTTGTAATTTCCAATTTTCAACTTGATTTTGGAAATGGCTTATATCATTTTCTAATTTAGTTTTATATTCAAACCAAACTTCTGTAATTAAAGATAGGTTGATATTACTAATTTTAGATAATGAATATCCAATCATTTGTCCTGGTAATTTAAATTCAGGAGCAAACGGTCTTTGTTGCTTTTGTCTATCCGAATAAGATAAGTTATAATAATTATCTAATTCAATCTTGTACTGTTTAACCCATTTAATAAGAGCATCAACAGTAGCTTGACTTGGTTTAGAATTTATAACCTTAGTTAAAGTCGGTTTTAAGACTTTAGCAATGTAATCGATTTTTACTATAGGAGATCTTTCCCAAGGTAAATATCGGCTACCAAAGCATTCATTATTTCTTTGTCCGTTGCCTAAGAAAAAGCCATGATCTGCCAAAATATTTTCTTGGCCGTTCATATTAACTTGTTCCCAATAATTATGACAAATACCGCAAGTTGCTTTGTCTTCCAAAGCGGCTTTTCTAATTCTTTCCGCTTCGTAATCTTTTTCTAAATCCTTAGGACGTCTTCCTGATTTAGCATATTTTTTAATTGAAATCAATTTGTCATGAGTTTCAATTAATAATGGAAATTCTTTATAAATTTCCTTAAGATTTAAATCAGGTACATTATCCGTATTCAATGTAATATATCTTCCACTACATTTAGCATCTTCATAAGTATGAAATACTGGATATTGAATAATATATTTCTCACTTTTAGGATTACCTTCAAAATAATAAGGGTTCTTTTTCTTTTTAGTTTGTCTTAAAAGAAAATTAAAAAACTTATTAAATTTTTTGTATTCCGTTTTTGTAATATATTTACTTTCAAATATATATTCTAATTCATTTAAAGTTTCTGTAATGAAACCTTTAATGTCATTTTGTGTATATTTTCTGTTACTCATTTTCCTCCTATTAATTTTTAAATTGTGTATGGTAAAGCTTTTACTAAATCTATGTACCAAATATAATTAGGTATAAATGGTTCAAAAACTTCATAAGCATACCAAGCTAATAATGGGTAAATTATAATTCTTTCCATAAATTTTTTTATTTTCAATATTTTATGTGGAAGTTTTACCAACCCACTTCCACCAAGGATTAATATTAATCAATTTGTGAATTAATTGACTTCATATATTCAACTAAACTTTTATGTTTAGCATCATAATTATCAATTGCTTCAAAAACATATTCCAATTTTTGAAGACCTTCTTCTAAAATACCTGATTTAGCGGCCTCCATAATCTTGTTCCAAGTTTTATGTGTAGATTTAAATTTCTCCACGTCTTGGTGATACCATAAAATAGCATTTGCTAATGTTGAAACATCAAAACCAAATGTTGGTCTAATTATAATATATTCTAAATTTTTTCCGTTTTTTGCTTTTTTAGTAGCCATATTATTATCCTCCTATGTTAATTTATCTTATGTAATTATTTAATTTATATTCTGCCCATTGCTTAACAGAATTTCTTAATTGTGGAAAATTTACAATAATTTCATTTACAAATTTTATTGTAATATATTTCCAATTATCGTCATTAATAACTTGATCATAATTACTAAAATCATGTCTTAAAATTCTTAACTGATCATGATGTTTTTTAAATTTGATCTTGTTATATTCATTTTTAGTTATATTTATGTTAATCATTTTATCCTCTTTAAATTAAAATTAAAAACCGCTTAAATTTTAAAGAAGCAAATAATATGCCTATAAATAAGCGGTTATCAATTTTAAAAATGATCTATTTAGGATTAATGGCTGGTTTTTATATCAACTTAGCTAATTATATTTCCGATAACCCTTAGCCAGGTAAGTTCGACTCGGTTGATATGCCGATTAAGAATTTTTAGATCCCTATATACCGTCTCCGAAGGTATCCTGGTTAGCCCCATTTTATTGGTATTCCCGTTAGCCAGGTGGTTTTTTATGTTTTTGAGTTAGTAGAACCTTAACTAATAACCTATATAAACAATATATATTATATATATAAATAAAAAAGCTTTATTCCATAATAAATAGCAATTAGTTTCCTTAATTACGTAGGCCGATAATTATATACATTTTTTATAGATAAATAAAACTTACGAAAATGGATATATTTTGGTTTTTTCTGCGACTGATTTGAAACTTCTGTAAGGTATAGATTTTGAAATCCTAATTCTATGTCTTACAGAAAAACTAAAAATAAAACTTATCTATAAGCTTATATAGTTATATGAATATATTCCTATTTCTATACCTTACAGAGAATCTATCAACTAACTAATTAATTAGTCTATTTGTATAGCCAATATGTTTTATATCCTCCTAATATATTGGCTTTATAAATAGATTAATTATCTATTAAAGGAGGATAAATGCGTGATGGTTATCAATGTGAAGATTGTAAAAACACAACTAACCCGGACCAATTTACTTGCAATTGTTTGTGCTTAAATTGTGGTCCATGTGACGGAGAATGTAAATATGGCGAGAAAGTTCAAGACATTTGTGGAACGCCCAAAGCCGAAGAAAAGGGTTAGGGTACATAAAAAATCTAAAAATAAAGATGAAAAACGAATGTTTAAGAAATATAATAGACAAGGAAGAAGAGCAAAATAATATAATAAGGAGAAAATAATATGTTATTAAATGATGTAGAACTAAGTTGGGTTAAACTTGATCCTAAAAATCCAGATATGGGTTTTGATAAAAAGTCGCCTCAGTTTTCATGTACTGTAAAAACTGCAGATAAAGCTAATGCTGAGGCTTGGAAAAAAGCTGGTATAAATGTAAAACCAGCAGAAGAAAATGGTGGTGTTGTTTACACGGCTGCATTAAAAAAGAAAATTTATGCGGATGCTGATGGTAAATATAATACGGCTCCACCGCCAGTAGTTGATAAATCGCTACAACCTATACTTGACACAAGTACTATTGGAAATGGATCCAAAGGTAATGTCCAAGTTAAATTCAAACCTTATGAATATATGGGTAAAAAAGGTATATCAACTCAGTTGTTAGCCTTACAAATTACTGAACTTGTAGAATATCAAAATGCAGATAAATTAGAATTTGCAGCCATTGATACTGATAAGGATGTAATTTAATTAGTTAGCATTTATTTCGGCTGGGCTTAACGGCCCAGCTAAATCTATGCCTTACAGAATAGGAATTATGTTAGATAAAATGTTTAAATTGCACACATTCAATATTGATAAAAAATGGTTGGACCTTATTAAATCTGGTGAAAAGAAATCTGAAATTAGAAGATATTATTTACCACTGGAAGGTAAAAAGGTTGGTTTAATAAATAATGATACTGATAAAGTAGAATTAATTATTACTATTGGTTTGGTATTAGATTTAAAATCATTAGATGAAGATGATTTAGAATTAATATTTGAAGAAGCTAAAATTGACGAGGAATTTAGAAAATATTATCCTTGTAATTATTTATATACAATTAAAAAGGTTGAAACAGTACATTAATGAAAACAATTATATTAACATTATGGTTTATGAGTGGTGGTTCAGTTGATATACCAATGGAAGTAAAACCTGGTGAATTTTGTGATGATGCTTATATGAAAGTTATAAAGTGGAAAGAAAATACAAATTATAAACCAGGAAGTTATGATATATGGGGTTATTATACTTATAAGAATAAGCCTATATTTGCTCATATTTGTATGGAAACAGATAAAAAAACTTATTTTTATTATAATGAAGGAGAATAATATGATTATAGGAATTGCAGGATATAAAGGTGCAGGAAAAGATACAATAGCAAATGTATTACAAACCAGTTTTGGATTTGAAAAAATGTCATTTGCACAACCAATTAAAGACTTAATACATTATACATTTGGTATAGACAAAGCTATATTATCTGGTGATAATGGTGAAAGAATATTTAGAGAAGAACCTATGCCTGATTGGTTTTATTTATCTCCAAGAGATATGATGCAAAAAATTGGTATGGCATTTAGAGATGAATTACACAAAGATATATGGGTAAAAGTTTTAGAAAGGGATATTAAAAGTACAAAAAGAAATATTGTTATACCTGATGTTAGATTTAAAAATGAATTAGATATGGTTAACAAATATGGTTTTTGTGTTGGTGTTCATAGACCAGGTTATAATGGGGATGATCATAGATCTGAACACGGTTTAGATAATGTTGAATTTTCTAAAGTTTTTCAAAATGATAGTTCACAAGAAATGCTTTATGCACAAGCATATAATTACTTTAAGGATAAATTAAAATATGAAAATAATATATGATATCGAAACAAACGGTTTAATAGATACAGTTAATAATATTTGGATAGCTGTTACTAAAAATATAGATACAAATGAAATAGTTACATTTAGTGATTATGATCCAGATAGCAAACCGTTAAATGAATTGATACCATATTTAAATAAATGTGAAGTTATTATTGGTCATAATATAATTGCATATGATAATGTTGTGTTACATAAATTATTAAATTGGAAACCTGATAATATTAAATTTATAGATACAATGTTATTATCTCAAATGAATAATTATAGAAGAGATGGAAAGCATTCATTAGGTAATTTTGGTAAAATTCTTGGTGATGCTAAAGGTGATTTTAAAGAGTTTGATAAATATTCAGAAGAAATGAAAACTTATGCAATTCAAGATGTTAATTTAAACCACAAAGTTTATAATTATGTAGTTAAAGAAGCACATGAATTAATAGCAAATAGACCTACTTATAAAAGAGCATTGCAAACAGAACATGCTATTGCTGAATTATGTTCTGAACAAGTTAAAAATAAATGGAAGTTTAATTTACCATTAGCTAAAAAGCATTATGAATATTTAACTTCTGAAATGAAAAAAATTGAAGATAAGGTTAATCCAACTTTAAAGCCAAGAAAAGTTATGATTGATAAAGAGCCTAAAACAGCTAAATATCTTCAAAATGGAAATTTTAGTTCAGTAACATGTAGAATGTTATCTCAATTTTTAGGTGAAGAAATTAAACCTAATGATACCCATAAATGGAACAGTAATGATACATTTCAAAGATATGAAATGATTGAAGCTGATCTTGGTAATATGGAACAAGTTAGGGGTATGTTATTGGACAGTGGTTGGAAACCTACACAATTTACACCAAAGGGTGAGCCTAAAATAACTGAAGATAGTATACATACAATTCAAGGTGATTTAGGAAAAGAAATATTACATTATTATAGTTTAAGATCAAGACATTCAGTTTTAAAAGGTTGGATTGAACTTGCTGAAGAAAATAATGGACGTGTTTATGTTGAAGCATTTAATGTAGGAACACCAACATTTAGACAAAGGCATTCTAAAATAGTAAATGTACCTAATGTTAATTCATTTTTTGGAAAAGAAATGAGAGAATTATTTACAGCTGATGATGGTAAAATTATGGTTGGTTGTGATAGTGCAGGTAACCAAATTAGAGCT